AAAACTGTTTCTAACAATTTGTAGTAGTGTAAGTTAACTTGGCAGAAAGAACCAATACTTAATGGTTGGCTTACTAATTGGAAATCAGCAAACACTAAAGCAGCAGGAACAGCAGTAGAGTTGAACACAATTAATTGTGCAACATCTGCAGCAGTCATTACAGCACCTGTAGCATAGTTCACAGAAGTACCATGAGTAGCAGTAGTCAAAGGTTGTCTTGCAACAGCTTGAGCTGTTACTAAACCTGCTTCATCAGCATTGATATTAGCTATAAATAGCTGAGTCAATACATTAGCATCTAAACTACCACATCCTTCAGCACAATCATCACAACAAGGAGTCTTAACCATGTAAGCTTTGCTAAATTGGTTATACCCTTGGATTCTGTTGATTTTTGCATTACGGAATTCTACTCTTACTCCATACTCAGTATCACACTCAGCTTTGAAGTTACCTACAGTAACTTTCATTGGAGATCCTTGAGAACAAAGTTTTTCAGTAAAACCTACTACACCTTGTCTTTGGATTACTTGACCTGCAGAAAATCTGTAGTCAGTATTCCCAGCATCAGTTTGATAAGCCAAAGCAAAGAAAATTTCTTTTGGCATTGGAGAAGTAGTTGCATCAATAGCCAAGTTAGTAGCTGCATCAAATGCACCTAATTGACCAATGTTCAAATCTTCTATAGCATCTCCTGCTGGTAAGAGGTCACAGTCTGTAACTGGTAACACTCTAAAAACATCATTGTTACGATTACTCATAATTTCTAGTTATTTAATTAAACAATCTGATTAAAACCTAACTTTCCTGCCTTAAGCTGAAAGTCTGAAGTTGGAACTTCACTTGCTGCAAGCATCACTGCTATATCAACTATCTCTCTGTGTACATGAGCTGGGAGGTCACATTGCACTGTACCTGTCAAGATAACCCCACTTAAGTTTGCATAAGATCCTCCACTGAAGTCTTGTGCATTATGAAAGTAAGGCCATGTTCTGATATATGATAGTTTAGCTTCATCTATTGTAAAAGTCCCATCTGTAAAAGATTGAATACCTTGGGTTGTATAAACACCATTGACTTCTCTCCATTCAAATGAGGCATTATAAAATGCACTTTCTTCAAACAAATCTCTGTGCTCTCTAATGTATAGTACAGCTTCTTGAGATTTGCAATTCTTTTTTGATAATCTTACTCTACATCTTACAAAGTACAAGTAATTTGTAGGCAAAGAGATTATATTATTTACCACAGGAGTCCAAGTCCCAGGAATAACAATACTCTTAATGTCATCAATGATTCTCTGACTAGATTCAAAACCAAGACCATTTTCAGTTTTAGGATTTGACACTTTTTTAACAAACAGTTCAGCAGCCTCATTTAGTAACCAATCAATTTCAGGTACTAATAAGTTTCTGTTCTTCTGACTATCTATTTTATTAAACTTCCTTTTGAAGTCATAGTGCATTTCCCTAGTGGTCATAGCTCTTAGTTATTAATCTTAGACAATATCATCAATTTAATATCCTGATTTTCTTCCTTAGAAAGGTACTCAGCTACCTCTATTTCATCAATACCTAAAGGAGAATCCATGTGATAAATTCTTTGTCCTTCTTTTCTCAATACTGATTTTTGTAATGCTTCTAAAACAAGAGCATGTGATGCTAATTGTTTCTTATCTAAATTCAAGTATCTTAAAAATTCTCCGGCATCTTTTTGAATAATCTTATCTAATTCTACAGCAACAAAATCTGCAGATTGGTTCTTCATATTCTTACCACCTAATACTAAAATAAGTTGAATTTTTCTTTCTAAACTTAATTTAGAAGCTTCAATGATAGCAGTATTCTTTTGCTCTACTTTACTTGCCAATACTTGAGCTTGTTCTGCTTCATCATAAATAACATGAGTAGCTTCTGGCCATACACCTTGCTCATACTCTGCCATAGAATTAGCCACATACTTACTAGCTTTCATAATTCTAATTTTGATAAAGTCAATGGCATTGTCTGTATCAAAGAACATTGTGTTGTTTTCTAACTTAACTACTGCCATGTTAGAATCCCAAAATGGGTGTGGGGCATCTGAATTGTACTGATCTGATAGATCATACTTAGTCCCTTTTTTAGTTAACTCTTTAATGTCTTCTGCAGTTAACCCTGTGGCATACCTCATAGTATTACCATCTACTAATGCTTGAATTTTTTTTGGTCTTGTAAAAGACTCTTGACCTGTTTTGTTGTGCCATCTTTTTGACTCAATAGGTCTTACTTCAACTTTAACTCCCATAATTTTTTCTCTTTAAATTAATGAACTTGTTAATTACTGCTTATTTTTTAGATACTCCACTTTTTAAAATACCAGCATAAGCTTTTGCATCTTCTGAAGTTTGTTTAGGGACCTTAAAATCAGGTCTAACAACAGTAGGTTTGCTTGGAAGATTAGGAGACCCCTTCATCTTACCATCATCTTTTACTTTTTTTGCCATAATAATAAAAATTTAGTTATTTCTTTTACCACCAAAAGCTCCCTGTTACAGGAGCTTGTTGATAGATAATACAATATTATTTTTTTGGCTTTGGTTTCATACCACCTGCCTTTGGTTTACAAACTTTCATCTTAGTTACGAGATAAGATTAACTCTCCACATTTAGTGATGTCATGGATATGAATACCACAAGACTTCTCAACATGCATTTCATAGTATGAACCAGAGTGAGCAGAGCTACCTCCATTTTTAGGACCATAAGGGCCATACATACCTTCAACATAAGTAAATGCAAAACCATCTTTCTTGCACATGATTTTGATGTTGCTATTTTTAGCTTCTCCTGAGAAGTCTAAGAATGTAATTCTTTGTGACTCAATAGGGAATCCTGTAACCTCATCAATTTCAAAGTTAATCTCTCTATCATCATAAAGAGGATTGTGGATTAACTCAAGAGATGCACCATTTGCCATGTTGTATTTCACAAATTGGTAACCTGCTTCAAGGGAATTAGTGTGCACTGAGTTAGTCACTTTATTAGTGTAAACTTCAATGTTTTTAATAAACCCTGATTTGTTTTGCCAATCTTGGATAGCTCTGTGGAATTGTAACATACCATACTCTCCTGTGAAACCTTTTACTTGACGGCCTTGACCTGGTTTAACTCTTGAATAGAAAATATCTTGTAAGTACTCTTCAATTAACTTAGCAGTCAAGTGAGAATATCTGTGAATATGAGAATCTTCTAATTGCTCTTGAATACCAGGACCCATTCTTACTGGTCTACCATTAGCACCTAATACAGTATCAGCAGATCTTGAATACCAATATCCTCTTTCTACTTCTCTATACCATTGTTGCCAATATTCAACCTCAGCATATCTCATCCATGAGTTATGATAAGCACCTTTAGAATCAGGAATAGCTACTGCTAATACTTCAGTTGAAGCATAGTCAGTAATTCTGTACTCTTTTCTGTACTTAGACATTCTATTACGGAAAGCAATAGGTAAGCTGAATACAGTAGAACCTGATTGTTCTGCAGCTTCTTCATATTGAGAGAATAGTTTACCCCATTGTTGTCCTGGATTCAAATACTTAACAGGCATAAATGCTTGTGGATCATCTGAGTTCATTCTAACAGTATAAACTGTTCCATCTCCATGTTTCACACCTTGATTTTGGATTCTCACTTGGTATTTCTTGTTAGAAGTACCCGGCATGATTACATCCCCTGGTAAGTACCAGTTCTCATCAAGTTTAATTTTAAATGTTTTTTTGAATTTACCTGGGGTATTGTTACCCTGAGCTTCAACATTTTCTACAACAACTAGAGGTCTAGTGTTGGCACCTTTCAATTCCCATTCCCATTCTGTGTTACCAATAGTCTCTTCAGTCTTGGAGTTACCCATTAACAATGAAGACATTGGGTTGTCAGAGTAATAGTTCTGAGCAGAGAAAAGTTTGTCCATTTCTCCTAAGATACGGTGTGGTTTAGCAATCAAAGCTGCTCCCAAATGGGATTGCTCAGTCATGTTGGCATTCCACTCCATCTCTTTTACAAGAAGTCTACTTCCTAATGTAGCCATTTCAATTTAGTTTAAAGTTAATAATTGTTTTTAAATATTTAGTCTATCATGTCCCAGACTGCTTTCTTCTGTGGTTTGTGACCTCCACTGGATGAACTTGTTATAGTTTGTGTCTTATCAGCTCTTTGGATTTCATCTCTGATTCCTCTTGAAGCTGCTGTTTGTTTCTTTCTTTCAATAGCACTAAAGTCAAAATCTGATTTTAAGAGTTTAGCTAAAAGAACAATCTTGTCTTTATCTGCCATAACCTTAAATAGGTCAGCTTGCATTTCACTTACAAATCTACCATCTTGTAATTCTACAGTTGGCTCTGAGATATAAGTAGGAAGAATTGTTTTGTCTTGTTTAGAGATTGGCAATCCACCTGCATCTTCTAAGCTGTTAATGTGAGTAGTGATGTTAGTCTTATACTCTCTAGCAGCTTTCTTTTTATTTTCTAGAATTTGCTTTTGTCTTTCAACTTGACCTGCAGTTTCAGCTTCCTGTTCTGCTACAATCTTATCAAAAGATTTTTTAGCTATTCCTTCAAGTTTGTCTTTTTCTTTTAAGAATTCAATTTGAGCATCTATATACTCTTGGTCATGACCTTGATTTCTTAAATCCATAGTGACAGCAAGAACTTGAACATCTTCATTTTCTATGTCACTATTTTTATTGATACCTGAAGTGGCATGTTGTACCATCTTACCTAGTAACTGTCCTACATCTCCACCTTTAGAAGCAAACTTAATAAGTTGTTTTAACTCATCAGGTAATTCTTTAATAGTAGCTTCAACTTCTTTTTCTAAAGCTGCTTCCCAAGAATCTTCTATTAGATTTTCAGCATCTTCATCTGATAAAGGTTTTTCAGGGTCTTCTTCATATTCTACTAAACCTCTTTCTTTTAAAAAAGATAAAGTAGCTTTTGGAGTTCCTGCTACAGGTTCTACACTTGCATTACCTTGTCCTCCTTCATCTTCATCATCATCTTCTTCTGAAGATACTTTTGAAGTTGGTGCAAAAGTTTCAAATTGTTTTTCAATTAACTCTTGCTCTTCTTTTTCTTTGGTTGCTTTTTCTTTAGCAGCTTCTACTTTAGCAGGATCTTCTATATCATCAGTAGTAACTGAAGTTATAACATCCTCTTTTAAATTAGTTTCTCCGAAGAAATCATGTTGTTGAGATGCTTCTTCCCAACCTCCAAATTGATCAATGGTTTTCTCTGTTCCACTCATAACTGTGACAAATTTAAGTTTAATTATTTAATAAATTACATTTCAAAAATGAACTCTTCTCATTTAAAATGTAATAGCTTTTATTTTGAATTTGCTCCTTTTTGAGCTAATTCTTTCTCTTTTAATTTATTTTTTTCTTTGGCATCAGAGATTTGAAAATCTAGTTTTCTATTTTCTCTTATTTCTTTTGACCTTTGAATTTCAGCATCTACTCCATTTCTAGCTACTTCAAGTACATCAGGAATTCCATCATCATCTACATCTTTATTAGGATCAAATCCCATAGAGAGCATAGCTTGTTTTTGAATGTCTTTGTTTCCTTTAGCTTCAATCTCTTCCATGTTATTAGAATGTTCAATAGACATCTTTTCTTTCTCCCAATCTCTTTGTTTTTGTTCAGACTCTGCTTTAGCTTTAGTTTGAGCTTGAGCATTTTCTTGTTCTCTTTTAGATCTAAGTTCTTCAGATACCAATAGAGCTTCT